TCGCTGGTCTGCCTCCCCGCTACCAGTGCTCTCTACGTCACCCTCGCCGCGCTCTGGCACCTTCCGGCCCCGACCGAGGTTGCTGGTACTATCGCGGCTGTCGACACCTTCCTGGGTGTGCTTCTCGGTGTTAGCTCCAACAAGTACCAGGGTACCCAGCCCTCCGGAGCCCTTCACGTGTCTGAGGACCAGGGTATCCATGCCACCTTCGACCAGGGCGTCGCCGAGATGCTCCGGAACGGTAAGGTGACGCTGGACGTCAAGCAGGTCTAAGCGAGAAAAACCTGCTCTATATTGAAGACCCTAGAAAGGAGCCACACCCATGAAGAAAACTGACCCCATTCAGCAGACAATTGAAGCTGCTCTGAAGGAGGCCGAGCTTCACGATCCATCTAGTGAGGACTACACCACAATTGCTCGAAATGTCGAGACTCTTGCAAAAGCCAAAGCCCTTGGTGAGAGCAAGAAGCTCAGCAAAGACGCAATTCTCGGTGCAGCTACCTCTCTGGCCGGTATCGTAGCCGTCCTCCAGTATGAGCGACTTGCAGTCGTCAGCTCGAAGGCGTTCGGTTTGATCATGAAGGTTAAACCCTTCTGAGATTCGCCTGGCCCCCTGTGCTATACGCATGGGGGGCTGGGCTTATCTTTTTTTTGCCTACGCGTGAAAAACGGGCTCTATATTGAAACCCGTCATAGAAAGGACACTCTCATGAACCTCTCTCCCGCCGCTGCACAGGCCGCCCTCGACTACGCCGAGGAGCTTGCTGCTACTGGACTGAGCTCTGAGCAGTACGACCACTACTACCTCTGACACAGTTCTAGATCCCACCATGGGATCTAGGCTTATCTTTTTTTTTGTCTAATCACACACGTCACAGGAGTCGCAGAAATAACACATGGTATATTGAATACCCTTAGAAAGGAACCACAATGACCACCCTCCTCGCTCTTGTCATCGCCCCCTTCGTCGTCATCGGCACCCTGCTGATTGTCGCCGAGCTGGTTGGCAAGAAGAAGACCTGGAACTTCTGATCCTACCACCTTCCAGCCAAAGATCCTGCCATGGGATCTAGGCTTATCTTTTTTTTCGCAAGTATAACTCGTATTATAATGAAGATCCTACGAAAGGAAAGACCATGCTCTACATCGCCCTCTGCCTCGTCACCATCCTCAGCATCTTCTTCGCTGTTGCTCACGAAGAGCAGAAGTACGCCACCTTTAACCTTAAGGCCCGCGTGCGGACGCTCGAAGTCGAGAACGCGAAGTTGCGCGCTGAGCTGATGACTGATGAGGAATGGGACTCGATGGTGGAACAGGCTCTCGCCGTTTCCCGTTGATCCAAGTTCTATACCCCGACATGGGGTATAGGCTTTCCGCGAGAAAAACCATGCCTTATATGAGACCCCTCTATTTGAAAGGAACCCTCATGACTGAGACCACCGACACCTCCGTTGAGACCAACGAGAAGATCGTCGAGTTCAAGTTCAACAAGGACGCTGTCCTGCCCGCTATCAAGCGCAACTCCAAGAAGTTGATTGCTGGCGCCGCTGTACTCACAGCTGGTGCTGCTCTCACCCTCATGGCATTCCGCTCGGTTCCGGACACAGACGAGCCCGAAGAGCTTGAGCACGATGACCTCGACGAGATCGACGAGATCGAAGCCTCTGAAGAGACCGACTGAGACCTCATCCTATATCCCGACTTGGGATATAGGCTTTTCTAAGGAGTACATATGGAATTCGGACAATGGCTTGGTATCTATGGCCTGCTCCTGCTTATCTGGCTCGAGCTTCGTGATATCAGGAAGAAGCTTAAGTAGTCCGCGAGAAAAACCGGTCCTATATTGAAACCCCTCCGTTTGAAAGGACCACTCATGACCCGCATCATCGTTTCTGTCATCAAGAGCGCTGTTTTCATCCTCGGAATTGTTCTCGCCTCCTGCTTTATTGGCAGGGGTGCGAACAGCCGGATGAAGCACGTTGTTGGTGTTCAGCAGCGCTTTATCGCGCGCCGTGATCGTAAGATCAACCGCTGGTAATTCAGCACTATACCCCGACTTGGGGTATAGGCTTTTTCCTCGAGAAAGGAGCACACATGTTCAAGGAACCACCGATCTACTACATCCTCATCAGTCTCATCTTCCTGATTGTCTTCGGAGCAATCAGCTTCGCCACCTGGCTTGTATGGCTGACGAACGTCGCATTCTTCGTCAAGCTGGTTATCACAGCCATTGGGTTCTTGTTTGCAGCCTTCACAGTCATCCTCTACACGATATCGGCGGAGTGATATGTTAGTCGTACTTCTCGGTCCAAGTTGTTCAGGCAAGTCCACATTCCAGAAGGAGCTGGTTGAGAATGAGGGGTACCATGCAGTCCGCACTGCAACGACCCGACCTAAGCGTGTGGGAGAGGACCTATCTTCCTACTACTTCCTCAAAGATCAAAGCTTTGCTGAATGGGAAGTACGGGGTGACCTCCTGTGCGTCGAAACCTTCCGAGGCTGGCGGTACGGGGTACCACGTGACGAGATTACCCGGAGGGGAGACCGCCCTAATCGGGTTGTCATCCTCACGCCCGGAGGTGTCATGGAGCTCCTATCACGACACGCAGAAGTCATCACCGCCGATGCGCTGTCCATCCTATACCTCGGAGTGGATGGGGCTACGGGGGAATCTCGCGCTTGCCGTAGAGGGGATTCGCGACGAGAATACCTCCGACGAATGGCCGCAGATTCCATCGATTTCCGACACTACCCTAAAGAGACTGGCGTTTGGGAGTTCACCCCAGATTACATCCTGGATTGCGTCAACAATCCGCAGAATTACAAAATCGCTCCTCGACTCAGGAAAGTAGAAAGGAAGCACAAGTGAGTATCATCTGGTGGACTCTGTATATTATCGGAGCGATCACGATTATCATCGTCTGGATTAACCTCCTGACCATCTTCATCAAGGGTTGTAACGTCATCCTCAAGAAGGAGTGGAAGCGGGTAAAGTATATTTCTGGACCACAAGGACCCCAGGGCCCTCAGGGGGCACCCGGTCGAGACGCAGAGTTTTTGATCACTAGCGATGTCCATCGACTTATCAAGTTCGAGGTTGAGGACATCATGAACAAGCGTCTAGTTATCACTCAAAAGAGGTTGGACGAGCATATCCGACAGGGAGTATCTGAGGAATTCTCGAAGATCCAGAACAAGGAGGACAAGTGATCAATGCTAACGGTTGTACGCAATTTATCAAGGCAAACGCGCCAGCGATTCTCACGGCTTCCGCGTGCATTGGGACCGTCGCTACGGCCATCCTCACAGCGAAGTCTACGACGCTCGCGATTGAACGGATCGCCGATTATTGTGAGGATAACCTCCGGTCGCCGGAGGACCTCACCTGGCGGGAGAAGTTCACAATATCTTATCGGGTGTACATTCCCCCGGCCATCACAGGGGTTGCAACTCTGGTATCGATTGTCGCGGCAAACCGTATCCAGTATGCTCGTGGAGCGGCGTTTGCGTTGGCCTACTCGGGTTCAGAAGCGGCGTTTAGACGATATAGAGACGCGGTGGCGGACGTGGTTAAGCCGAAGGACCTGGAGAAGGTTAAGGCCCGCGTTGCAGAGAAATCGGTTCAAGATGCTGGCAAACCTGTGTCCGGATCCGTTCTGGTCGCTTCCTCAGGAGACGTCCTCTGCTATGATGTATTCTCGGGACGATATTTCAAGTCCGACATTGAAACAATTCGTCGAGTCGAGAACAACATCAATGGGCAGCTCAATCTCGAGTGTTATGCCTCTCTCAATGAGTTCTACAATGGCCTCGGGATTCCTCCCATCGCCGCTGGGGAGCTGGTAGGCTGGTCCGAGCCGAATTCCCTCTCTGTGGAGTTCGGTTCTCAACTGACGGAGAAGGGCGAGCCTGTTCTCACCGTCGACTTCCTTGTATCACCCAAGGAAAACTACTTCAAGATCAACTGAAAGGAAACCATCTATGTTCTCTCACATCGTTCGCGTTAAGGGCTTCTTCGACGACGAGCCCAAGGCCAAGAAGCTCTACTTCCACCTGTCTCGCCGAGAGATGTTTGACTTCATCAAGCGGTACGACAATGTCACCAACTTCCAGGAGTGGATGCAGTCGGCCATCGACGCTGAGGACCTGTACACCCTCATGGAGTTCTTCGACGACCTGATCGGTACCTCGTACGGTGAGCGTCAGGGTGAGCACTTCGTCAAGACTCCTCAGATCAAGGAGTCCTTCCTCAACTCCCCCGAGTACGAGAAGCTCTTCGACCTCTTTATGGAGAATCCCGGTCTCGTGAAGCAGTTCTACGAGGGCATCCTCCCCGAGAAGCTCCTCAAGCAGGTCAAGGAGGACAGTAAGTTCGGGGAGGTCGAGGAGCAGATCAAGAAGGCAGAGCTCAACAGCCTCTGATTCATATTTGGGGGCCCTGGAGAAATCTGGGGCCCCCACTCCCTTTGAAAGGAGCCACCTTGGCCAACGCACCGATTCGTCCGAACCTACCCTCGAACAGCAAGCTCCCTGAGCGCAAGAAGGTTGAGCAGGTAACCACTGCTGCTGTCACAAAGAAGAAGTCTAGCTTCGGGACGAAGGCTGTATCTGCTTTCGTCGGAGAGGATATCCACAATGTCGGCGAGTATCTACTCTACGATGTTACTATCCCTGCTATCAAGAACACACTCTCGGATCTGGTCAGCCAGGGCATCGAACGTCTCCTCTTCGGAGAGTCTTCTCCTAGAGCTCGCAGCTCGTCCGGGGGGTCCCGTGTCTCCTACGGATCATATTCTCGACCAGGCTCAGCACCAGGCAATCGCCGAGACGCTTCTCCTCGTACACGTCGATACCATGATTTCTCAGAGATCGAGCTCGAGTCCCGAGATGAAGCTTATCTCGTTATCGACCGACTCGGAGACCTCATCGAGGAGTACGGTCTTGCCACCGTCGCCGACCTCTACGATCTCTGCGGTATCACTACCGAATACACTGACGAGAACTGGGGCTGGACTTCGGCCCGGTACATGTCGGTGATCCGTAGCCGTCGTGGCTACATGCTTCAGCTCCCGAAACCCGACCACATCAATGCACGATGAATCCTCAGAAAGTGCGGCTTGAGCTTATCGCCGCCTACCCATTCTCAGACAAGTGGCGTCGCCGTGTTGAACGCATGGAAGACGACCAGGCAATCGCTATCTATCTTCGACTCAAGGAAGCAGGACGTATCAAATGAATCTCGGAATTGTTACCCGCCTCGCTGGACGCGCTGGACTGGTCCTCAGCAAGCACGCCCCCACCATTCTGACCGCCGCTGGTACCGTTGGCTTTATCGGTACCACGGTTCTCGCCTCCAAGGCAACCCTCAAGGTTGAGGAGACTCTGGCTGAGGAGGCCGCTCTTCTCGTCAAGGTCCATGAGGCTCACGAGGACGGAAAGCTCACCGACAAGGACGCCACTCGGGACAAGGTTATCCTCTACACCCGAATGACCACCAAGCTGGCGAAGCTTTATGCCCCCGCCCTGATTCTTGGTGCCGCCTCCATTGCCTCGCTGGTGACTGGGCACGGTATCATGCTCAAGCGGAACGCCTCTCTGGCTGCCGCTTACGCCGCTGTCGACCAGGCATTCAAGACCTACAAGAAGAAGGTCGAGGCCAAGTTCGGCAAGGATGCTGTGATCGACGCCCTCATCTCCAACACGGAGGACGAGATCGCTGACAACGAGCTGACCCTTGAGGCTATTGCGGCTGTCGACGAGGTTTCTCCTTACGGGGTTATCTTCGACGACGAGAACATCAACTGGTCTGCTGACGAGGACCTGGCTATGCTCCACCTCAAGTGCCAGCAGCAGTATGCGAATGATATTCTTCAGACTCGTGGTCACATCTTCCTCAACGAGGTCTACAAGATGCTCGGGTTCCCCCACACTCCCGCCGGTGCTGTGACTGGCTGGGTCAAGGGTAACGGCGACGACTTCGTTGACTTCAACATCTTCGAGGGTACTTTCGAGGGTGAGGACAAGAACGGCCGTACTGTCACTAAGTGGGCGCTGGACTTCAACGTCGACGGCGTGATGTACGACAAGATCTGAGGTGACCATGCTTGAGAAGATCGCATATTTCGCAGCCGGGGCTGTCACAGGCGGCCTTGGCGTATATTTCGTTCTTGCTCGCAAGTTCGAGCAGGACTTCCAAGAAGCTACAATCGAGATCAACAAGGAGCTTGCAGAAATTGCTGAAGCGAAGCACAAAGATCGCGTGGGAGATGGCCCTGATCCAGAGGATCGGGAATCCGATTCTGAGCCGGTGGTACCGAGCGCTGTTGTGGACTACTCTCCGACTCCTGTGGAAGATTCCGAGCAGGAGGAAGTGACCAAGCGTACGATGGATCGACAGCACTTCGAGGCCTACCAGATCACCGAAGAGGAGTATCGGGCTAAGGGGCATCAGGAGCATGTCGAGCTCACGTACTACATGGAGGACGACGTATTCGCTGACAACCGGGGCGTTCCTATGCAGGACACGTCCTGGTTCGACAACATCATAAGCGGTGTGTCTGCCTCCGATTCCATCATCTATGTCCGAAGCATGAGCCGCCACGCGGACTTCGAGATCACTCTTCTCGACGAATCCTACGAGCACTCAGTTCTCGGGGTTGAGTATTACGAGGACGAGTAATGATCGAGGCGGCACCTGACAATTCATATTTCGAGTGGCTTGTTGATCGAACTGGGGATACTCGCATGGCCGAGTGCCCCGAGGAATCATATTTGAGCCTTCTCGAGATCATGCACCAGACGCCGTTCCGGGTGACGATCCAGAACGACATCAATCGTGCACAGGATGGTATTGACCTTCGTAGGCAGTTCGTTCGAGAGAACAACGATGTGTCCTACGTCTGGCTTAACGAGCAGCACTGCTCCATGCTCGAGATGTTCATCGCTTTGGCCGAGCGTATGGACATGATGCTTGAGGATGATGATACACCATATTCCCTTGAATGGTACTTTTGGGAGATGGTGAAGAACTGCGGCCTCTACGACTACACAGATGAGGCCCTGTTTAACCCCCGCCATGAGGAAGAGGTAGAGTCTATTCTCGAGCGGATCAACTCAAGGGATTACACGAAGCTGGGGCACGGATCCATGTTCCCTCTTCGTGCGATCCCTCTTCATGGCGCACGTGATATGCGGAAGGCGGAACTCTGGGCCCAGATGAACGCCTACGCAAACGAACATTACTTGTAAAGGAGACTCATGGATTTCTACCGAATCTGCGAGCGTACCACAAAGAGTGGAAAGGTGGAAATCTACCCTGAGTTCCTCGTCGGACGGTCGAGGGATATTCTCATTCAGGGGCGAGACTTCCAGGCAATCTGGGATGAGGAGAAGGGGCTCTGGTCTACAGACGAGTTTGACGTCGCTACGTTTGTAGACCGGTCCCTCTTCGAGCACCAGAAAAACCACAAGGGTCAGATCGAGACCGTTGTGAAAACTATGTCCAACTACAACACTGGACTATGGACCAGCTTCCAGACTTGGAAGTCCAGGCTCCCTGACAATGGGCAGGAGCTTAACAGCAAGCTTATATTTGCAGACAGTACTCCTAGAAAGGAAGACTATGCCACTGCAAGGCTTCCATACTCTCTCGATGAGGGCGAGCCGGTCGCTTGGGGATCTCTCGTTGGAACTCTATATGATGAGGATGCTCGACGAAAGCTTGAGTGGCTCATCGGCTCCATCGTGGCTGGAGACTCTAAGCGGATTCAGAAGTTTGCCGTCCTATATGGTCCCCCGGGATCTGGTAAGTCAACGGTCCTCAATATTCTGGAGCTTCTCTTCCAAGGCTACACAACTACGTTCGATGCGGGAGCTCTTGGATCAAAGTCAGATCAGTTCGCGACCAGCTCTCTCGGTAAGAGTTCGCTCGTGGCCATCGATCAGGACGGAGACCTATCCCGAATCGAGTCCAATGGACTCCTCAACAGCATTGTTGCACACGAAACTATTCTCATCAATGAGAAGGGGGTACGAAGGTATCCTAAGCGAATCAATGCAATCTTATTTGTCGGAACAAATAAACCAGTCAAGATCACAGATTCCAAGTCAGGTATCATCCGTCGACTTATCGACATCTCCCCTACCGGGAACAAACTGGACGTTAGTGAGTATCAAACTCTCATGACACAGGTCCGAGATGAGCTCGGGCAGATCGCTAATCATTGTCTTGGGGTTTATCGTAGTCTTGGCAAGCACTACTATGACGCCTATAAGCCCCAGGACATGATGATGAAGACGAATGTGCTATACAACTTCGTCGAGGAGAACTACCTTCTCTTTAAGACGGAAGAGTATATCACTCTCACCATGGCCTACAAACTTTATAAGGAGTACTGTGACGAGAGTAATATCCCGTACCCGAAGAGCCGATATCAGTTCCGTGAAGAACTCAAAGATTACTTTGACGAGTTTCATGCACGTGTTCGGACAGGGGACGATCGACTACGCAGCGCTTATTCCGGGTTCAGAGATTACCTACTGGATCCTGCCGAACTCGAGGCTTCTCCAGAGGAGCCATATTCTCTCGCGCTGGATTACTCCGAGTCCATTCTCGACGACGTTCTGGCGGACTGTCCAGCCCAAAGAGCCGGAGACCATGGGACTCCGCAGTTCCGATGGGCAAACGTTCGAACCACTCTTCGTGAGATAGATACTCATGAAGTCCACTACGTCAAAGTCCCCGAGAACCACATCGTCATCGACTTTGATATCAAGACGGACGGTAGGAAGGACCTTAATCGAAATCTACAGGCCGCCTCAGAATGGCCCCCTACCTACGCCGAGACCAGTCAAGGTGGTAATGGAGTTCACCTCCACTACATCTACGATGGAGACCCTACCGAACTGGCGAGGCTCTACGACGAAGACATTGAGATCAAGGTCTTCACAGGTGATTCCTCTCTGAGGAGAAAGGTCACCCACTGCAACAACATCCCGGTGGCTCATATTTCGGAAGGGCTGCCGTTTAAGGAGAAGAAAGTGATCAACAAGACCACCATGGCCAACGAGAAGAAGGTCAGGGAGCTTATTGAGCGCAACCTTCGGAAGGAGATCCACCCCTCGACAAAGCCCTCAGTCGATTTCATTGCCAAGATCCTCTGTGACGCCAAGGAACAGGGGATGGTGTATGATGTCAAGGATCTGAAGCCTCGGGTGCTGGCGTTTGCTATGAACTCGACACACCAGTCTGAGGCGGCTATCAAGACCGTGATGGAGATGCCGTTCACCAACGAGGATCCTGAGGAGAAGACCGTGGGATTCCCTACTGGTGAGCTGGTATTCTTCGACTGCGAGGTCTTTCCAAACCTGTTCCTTGTGAACTGGAAGGTCAAGGGCAATCCGACTGTACATCGGATGATTAACCCCACCCCGGAGGAAATCGAGGCCCTCTGTGAGATGCGGCTTGTTGGCTTCAACTGCCGTAAGTACGACAACCATATTCTCTACGCTCGTACGCTGGGTTTCAACAACGCCAAGTTGTATGACTTGAGTAAGCGCATCATCGAGAACAGCGTAACCGCCGGGTTCGTCGAGGCGTACAACCTGTCCTACACTGATGTGTACGACTTCGCAGCGACCAAGATGTCTCTTAAGAAATGGGAGATTGAGCTTGGGCTGCACCACCAGGAGCTTGGTATTCCTTGGGACGAGAATGTTCCTGAGGACCGATGGGAGGAAGTCGCAGCGTATTGCGATAACGATGTTATTGCAACCGAGGAGGTCTTCAACCACCTTCATGCGGATTGGCAGGCCCGCCTTATGCTTGCCGAGCTGTCTGGTCTAACCCCTAACGACACGACCAACAAGCACAGTCAGTTCATCATCTTCGGAAAGAACAGGAATCCTCAGAGTGAATTCGTTTACACCGATCTCAGTGAGCAATTCCCTGGCTATCAATACTCTTTCGGTAAGTCTACCTATCGTGGGGAGGAGGTCGGTGAGGGTGGATACGTCTACGCCGAACCAGGAATCTACGTCGACGTCGCACTTCTCGACGTTGCGAGCATGCATCCCACTTCAATCGAGTGTCTCAACCTCTTCGGAGACCGATACACTCAGCGTTTCAGCGAGATCAAACAAGCCCGAGTCGCCATCAAGCACCACGACGACAAGCTAGCTGGGTCTCTTCTGGACGGAGCCCTTAAGCCGTTCCTCGAGGAGGGAGTCGACTATGAGGCACTGGCCTTCGCTCTCAAGATCGTCATCAACTCGGTGTACGGTCTCACTGCGGCAAAGTTCCCCAACGCCTTCAAGGACCCCCGCAATGTGGACAACATTGTCGCCAAGCGTGGCGCTCTGTTCATGGTGGATCTGAAGCACTTCGTCCAGGAGCAGGGCTTCGACGTTGCACACATCAAGACCGACTCGATCAAGATCCCGAGGGCCACTCCCGAGATCATCGAGAAGGTCATGGAGTTCGGCAAGAAGTACGGCTACATCTTCGAGCACGAGGCTACTTACGACCGTATGTGTCTCGTGAACAAGGCCGTCTATGTCGACTATGAGGACGGACACTGGAGTGCTACTGGCGCCCAGTTCCAGCACCCCTACGTCTTCAAGGAGCTCTTCTCGAAGGAGGAGTTGGATATTCGAGACGTGGCGGAGACCAAGAGCGTCACAACAGCTCTGTACCTCAATAATGGAACAGAAGAGAAGCCAGAGATGGAGTTCGTCGGTAAGACCGGCGCCTTCGTCCCCGTGAACCGTGGAGGCGGGATCCTTCTCCGCGAGAAAGACGGTAACTACCATGCCGCATCAGGCAGTACCGGTCACCGGTGGGTACAGTTCGAATCATTCAAGGAAGCCCACGCAGACGACTGGAAGGAGTATGTCGACTGGGGATACTTCGAGGGTCTTGCTGACGATGCAAAGGCTGCGGTGGGAGAATTCGGCGACTTCGAGGCCTTCACCCTTGGAGCTTGAGCCGTATATCTGGAACGGAGACAACGATGGCTGAGTTCGTGAATACCTGGGATCCGTACAAGGAGCTCTCGATCGAGAAGGACCGGGATCCGGTTACCGATGATGAGCTCATCTACGGAAACGATGTCAAGCACTTCACCTTGACGGTATATTCTCCTGAGGGTCGGGTCAGTAAATACTGGAACGCCCGTATCCTCAAGGACCAGGTAGGTAACTGTCGAGTTGCCTGCCCTCGTGAGGGAAAGATCCTGTGCTTCAACTGGCTGCGCTGGAACGCGTACCTGTTCTCCCACGACGGGATGAACGAGCTGGTGTTCATGCCTGACTCGAGGCGTAGGATCGTCTCTCAGCTCTCGTTTGACAACTCTGGTAAGAAGGAGGTGAACTAATATGTGTGGACGATGGGTATGGCACTGGCACTGGTGGGGCTGGTCCAGGACGTTTGTCATGGATGCCGCATGTGGTCGGCGTAACTACACCTGACGTAGTATGACAAAGCCCCCGGGTCTGTAAAAGGGCCCGGGGGTCCGCGTCAGAAACTAAGGGTAATATGAGACCCCTCTACTCGAAAGGAATACTCATGCTGCCCGTTGCCAAGATTATCATCTCCGGACTCTCCTCCATTGGAGCTGGTATGATTGCCAGCAAGCTTACCAAGCCTATCGTTTCGAACTCGAGTGGAATCGCTAAGATTCTGCTCTGGTTCGGATCCGTGGGTACTGGTATCGCTGCTAGTGCAATCGTTGCCCGCGAAGTGGAGCTGCAGTTCGACGCCGCTATCAAGGCCGTCGAGGAAGCTCGAGACCACATCGAGATCGAAGACTGATCTCTAGTTTATACCCCATTAACTTGGGGTATAGGCTTTTTCTAGAAAGGAGCACACATGGGAAAGCTTGTAGTACACGAGAAGCACATGACGATCGACGGGGACTTCCTCTCGCTTGAGGACTGCTTCGAGGCATTCCGTCGCAGTGTTGAGTATGCCGAGAGCCACCGCCTCGAGGAGACACTTGTTATCTCGAGCTCGATCGACACGGTCGAGTTCCAGCGAGGTAACGGGAACAGCGTCCTCATGACGTACGACGATGTCCACAAGGTCATCATCATGCGAATCTTCCTCAACGAGGGGGACGTGGTGATCAAGCCCATCTATATTTACAACCACAGTGACTACCAGACGGCCTGCAGCTTCATGCGACAGGTCATGATGGTACAGATCGATCTCAAGAAGGAGTGGCTTGCATGAGCCAGCGAGACAAGAGCGTCATTGACTACTTCACCCCCGACGGTCAGCTTCGAGAGGAGGCTGGTGAGTTCGAGGGGCTGGACCTGGAGCCCTTCATCGACAAGCGGTCCAAGGTCACACCTGCTTTCTCCAGCGCACTCATGGGGGTGATGCAGTTCGATCTCGAGAACGATGTTGAGGTCAGCTTCTACCGCCAGCCGCACTGCGTCTTCGGGGAGATCTCATATCCTAATGGCGTGAAGACGATCCTGTTCAAGTGTCGTCAGCGCAAGAACCTCACCGGGTTCATCCGTAAGGTCCTGGATATCGGATCCTGGGACACCACTCGAGTTCACACTGACTTCCGTATTCACGCCGACTTCTGAGGAGCACACAATGGCACGACCCAAGAACATCACCATCGAGAACGCCCGCATCTTCTTCAAGGACTTCTCAGCCTCTGGTCCTTTCGCCGGGGGTACTAAGCGAACGTTTTGTGTGGAGATCCCCGAGGACATGGTCCCTGAGCTCGAGCGGGACGACTGGAATGTGAAGACCCGGGAGTCTCGGAATGATCCGGATGCTCTCACCCATTACATCAAGGTTGAGGCCTCTTACCGATCCCGTCCTCCGAAGATTGTCTGCATTCCGAACCTGACTCGACGGAAGGTTTACATCAACGAGCAGACGATCGACTCTCTGGACTACGTCGAGATCCTGAACGTGGATCTCACGATCAATCCCTATGTCTGGGAGGCGAATGGGAATACAGGCGTGAAGGCATATTTGGGCACCATGTATGTCACGATCTCCGAGGACCCGCTTGACGCCAAGTATGCCGATGAGGAGGAGGCTGCCTGATATGCGACGCTACGGATTCTTCAACTTCCTGCTGGACGTCACCCTGACTGCTGTGACGGGTGGATTCTGGCTGATCTGGATCTTCATCCGGGAGATGCGGCGAGGCTGATTTTATACCCCGGGGTTTGTAAAAGGGCCCCGGGGTCACCCTATTCATTCTTGAGAAAGGACACACGTGTCTAGCCGACTCATCGTCAGTGCTGACGACATCATGAGGGCGGTCAAGGAATCTGAGGAGTTCGAGAGGAAAGCTCTTGTCGAGGCCCAGAAGCGAGATCGAGCTGAGGGCAAGGAACCTCGGGAGACTCTGTATCCTAACCCGGATCTTAAGCCTGGTCGAGAGATCGTGCTCGACTACATCAAGAACCCTGAGCGTCGACGTACGCCACGGTGTTCCGTTCATCTTGAGAAGCGGACTGCGAACAACAGCTATAGGTTTGTCGTGGACGTGTCTCAGGTAAGGAATCGAGAGCTTGCGGACGAGATTGAGAAGGATCTCTTCGCATTCATGGACTACCTTCTCGACGAGTACGACATCCCACGACGCACTAGAAAGTGAGCACACAAATGTTTTCTCTCATCCAGGTCTCCGAAGGCCCCGTCGACATTCACGAGCTCCGCTCCCGTTACCTCGGTAAGCTGAAGACCGAGGAGGGCGTCATGCTCCCAACGTTCCTCTTCCGTGACAGGGAGTACTTCATCACGAATTTCACACCCGCCCCGAATGACTCATGGCTCCTCACTCTGTCGAATGCAGAGGGCGCTATTACTCGGCTGACTGTGAAGAACGGAGAACTGATCAGTAACGGCTCGAAGCTGATGTTGGCTGACATGTTCCGTCAGTACTCGCCGAAGAAGTACTACGACTACTGGATTCTTGACGGACACAAGCCTAGCCCGTTCTTCTACGAGAACATCAAGTACGACGTCAAGTCATTCATGACCGTCCCTGGATCAACCGATCTCTATATCACTGCTGAGCGGGAGAAGGGGCGTTGGTTCACCTTCCGCATGAGTGATGACCTCAAGTCCAAGTTCACCCGACACCTCATGACGAATGAGAAGGGGCACCAGACATATGACTGGGTTCTTGAGAACGCTGAGTGGGCTGCTGATGTCCACCGTTACTTCTGAGGAGGAATCATGGAAGTGAACTCCGCTGGATATTATGTGATCCCTCGGTGCATGGGGTGGGAAGAATTCCTGATCCATACTCGAGACGTCCTGGCATGTGGGAACAAGATGTATATTCAGTTCTCGATGAAGGAGGGTCCGGTTCTGGTGACTGATTTCCGGAAAGAGAATGGTCTAGGACTGGATAACTCATGGCTGTTCAGTATCTCTGGGACTGGGTATACACATAAGCTCATCGAAGACATCGCCAACTTCAAGTTCATTCAGTTCCGACCTAACACAGAATGGGTGGCAATTCACATGGGAAGCACTAAGCGCATCGACCTCGAGCAGTTCGAAGATATCTGGATCAGCGACACGTTCCGGAAACTCAAGCCGGTTATCGTGCTTCACCAGGAGAAGTTCTGGCATGTCATGGGTCTTGAACTGGCTGGTGAGGAGGACTTCGGATGGTACATCTACCTCAAGCGTCAGGACTCCGACTTCATGACTCGAATTGGTGTGCCTCCTACTCAGAAGTTCATCTTCAACCCGCTCTCGAACAGCTGGTCTCTGGACGCTCCTACTGAGGAGATCACTGAACTCGAGAAGATCAAGGTTGTGCTGAAGGGGGAGCCTATTCGTGAGGTTGTGGTCTCTGGCATTCCGATGAGGCTGGTTCGCGTTCAGGAGATTGCTCGTGGGGTTCTTTTCTTTGTCTTTATGGACGAGGACGAGAAGCGTCGGTACTACTACGCCCGGCGCACGACAAAGCTCCGCATTGTCACTGACCCGGATAAGCTCAAGAAGGAGTACCTGCTCGACCACATCAAGGCCATGCACATTGACTGAACGCTGGAGAAATTTACCCCACCCCTACTCAAGGTATGAGGCATCTGATCTCGGTCGGGTGCGAAATATCTCTACAGGTAGGGTTCTGACTATCCAGCGCTGTTCTGACGGAGCCCCCGGGTTCTCCCTGTATCGCGATGACTCAGGTAAGCAGACCATGGTTCGCTGTGGTGTGACTATCTGGCGTGCATTCTATGGAGAGCCCGGGGCACGGCGATATGTCATTCACTTGAATGGTGACATGGCCAACTGCAGTCTTGAGAACCTCAAGCTGGTGTCCTACTCTGAGTACCGGCAGGCCTGGTATGATGAGTACAACGCAGAGATGGATCGTATCTATGACGAGACCGTCTCCGAATTCGACGACTACATCTTCGGCTCTTGTACGGAGTCGGAGTCAGATAGAAAGACTCGATTTGGCTACTGAGCAGTGGAAGACAATCCCCCACCCCTTTGAGAAGTACGAGGTATCGGACTTGGGAAGGGTTCGGAACAAGAGGACTGGTCGTTTTCTGACCCCCACCCTTGACAAGCAGACCTGGTCCTACCGGATGTACCCGGAAGGTGGTAAGAAGCAGCTCAAGCGATCTGCTGGGGTTCTCGTGTGGAATGCCTTTGTCGGAGAGATCCCTCCGTACCACTTCGTCCAGTACAAGGATGGGAACCGACGGAACTTCTGGGTGAAGAACCTCTATCTGAAGTCCAACTCTGAATTCCGCAAGGAGGAGTACGCTGAGGGTCGAGTTGGGTTCTTGCTCGAGGAGTACGAGTCCGCATTCGACGAGTGGATCTTCGGATCGTGTCTTGAAAGGAGAACACACTAACTATGACAGTTGTGTACCGTCCTGAGCAGATCCAGGCGGTGCGTCAACTGCAGAACGGCAGCATCTTGGCGGGTGGCGTTGGTTCGGGGAAGACCCTGACTAGCCTGGCGTGGTACCTCACGTCGGTTTGTAACGCCGCCTCATTCAAGAAAGGGGGGTCCTTGGCTAAGAAGAAGGTCAAGGGCTCCCCTACGCTGTATGTCATCACAACCGCTAAGAAGCGGGACTCCCTTGAGTGGGAGGAAGAAGCTGCGCGTATCGGTCTGAGTACAGATCCTGCATGTAGTTTCACAGGTTCATCCATTGTGGTGGACTCGTGGAACAACATCGGGAAGTACTCGGATCGAGAACACGCGGTATTCTTTTTTGATGAGCAGCGTGCTTCCGGCAGTGGGCGCTGGGTCAAGGAGTTCCTCAAGATAACGAAGAAGAACACCTGGCTTCTGCTCTCAGCTACGCCTGGAGATGTCTGGATGGACTACCTCCCGGTATTCATGGCTCACGGATTCTTCAGGACTCGTACGGAGTTCATGGAGGATCATGTCATATTTGACCGCTTCGCAAAATACCCCAAGGTCAAACGATACATAGGGGAGGCGAAGCTGCAGCGACTTCGGCGGAGTATCCTTGTGGAGATGCCGGTGGAGCGACACACTACTCGTGAGAGGGAGACTGTCTACTGCGACTACGACCGTGACTTGTACAAGTGGGTCGTGAAGAACAGGATGGATCCCTGGACAGAGGAACCCCTTAGAGACGCAGGTGGGGTCTGCAGAATCTTGAGGAAGGTGGTCAGTGATAATGACTGGCGTTCAGCAGAAGCCAAGCGCATACTCTCAAGCAATGAGAGGGTTATCGTATTCTACAATTACAACTATGAGCTCGATCGAATCCTTGCAGTTGCAGAGAGCCTTAGACTGCCTACGGCGCAATGGAATGGACATCGGCACGATGCTATACCAGCAGAATCTCGATGGGTCTATATCTGTCAGTACACCTCGGCAGCAGAGGGATGGAACTGTACTAGTACCGATACGGTTCTCTTCTGGTCCCTCAACTATTCCTGGCGAGTGACGGAGCAGTGTGAGGGTCGGATTGACCGATTGAACACACCGTATTCTCGGTTGAAGTACTACTTTCTCGAGTCCCATTCCTCGATCGATGAGGCGGTTCGACGGTCATTGAGTTCGAAGAAGGTGTTCAACGAGAGGGCTTTCGTCGGTTAGAATACGTGTGACACCTGGCCCACTGGGCCATTTTTTCGCTTTGTGGGCCACTTTTATATGTTACAGATGTGACTGATGTTACGAGTCACACGTATTGTGGCCAAAAAAGTGGGCCAGGGCGTCACACGTATTGTTGGACTTTTCCTTGGAATTGCAACGAAAGGTCGGGGTGGGCCATTTTTTGTAAAATATATATATTGATTGATTGATTGATTTTTTTATATTATATAGAGTATAGGGATTTTTTGGGTTTTTTGTCCACACCCTAGTTTGGTGCTGTTTGATAATGTTTGATGATGTTTATCGATAGAATTTTCACATCAGTCACATCTGTAACAAAACCCACCCTTTCTCAAGAATACCCACTCTACAATACGTGTGACACCCCCCGTCACAAATTACGCATATAATGATAAGAAGGATAGAAACAAGCCTATCCTTTCTTATAGGCTTACCCAGAGGAGCACACCATGCGTGAGTCACAATTCCAAGCACAGCTCATCAAGAAGCTGAACAAGATGCTACCCGGGATCATCATTCTGAAAAATGACCCCAACTACATCCAAGGTATACCCGATCTGATTCTTCTCTACAAGAATCGTTGGGCAGCCCTTGAGGTGAAGCGCGGTGCAACTGCGTCAGTCCGTCCGAACCAAGCACACTACGTTCGGACAATGTACGCCATGTCGTACGCAGCATTCATCTACCCTGAGAACGAGAGCGAGATCCTCAGTGAAGTTCAACAATCACTCACAGCTTAATGGAGCCCACGCATTCCTTTCCGCCAGTAAGTATCACTGGCTCAACTACTCTCCAGACAAACTGATCGAGACTTTCCGAACCGCCCAGGCTGCCGCAAAGGGCACCCGTCTTCATGAGCTCGCTGCTGAGCACATTCGGTTGAAGATGCGCATGCCTCGAAACAAGGTGACATTCAACAACTATGTTAACGATGCTATTGGGTTTCGGATGGAGCCGGAGCAAGTCCTGTTTTACTCGGTCAACTGCTTTGGTACTGCTGACGCTATCTCCTTTGACAAGGGCCTGCTTCGCATCCACGATCTGAAGACTGGCGTTCACCCGGCCAAGATTGATCAGCTCATGATCTACGCGGCACTCTTCTGCCTCGAGTATGATGAGCGTCCTGGGGCTATCAACTACGAGCTCCGTATCTACCAGAATGATGATATTCAGGTAGCAAACCCAGAGGGCGACGACATCGCCCCTATCATGGACACCATCATCCAATTCGACAAGCTTATTGAGAAGATCAAGGAAGAGGAGGCCTAATGGATCTCGCCCACTATGGTGTTAAGCGCCGTTCCGGGCGCTATCCTTGGGGTTCTGGACAGGACCCGCACCAGCACTCTGGTGACCTACTCTCAACCATCAAGGACCTCAAGGCGAAGGGTCTCACTGAAACTGAAATCGCCAAGGGCCTTGGAATGACCACTACCCAGCTCCGAGCACAGCGATCCATCGCCAAGAACGAGAAGCGTAAGGCTGACGTTGCGATGGTGGCTCGCCTCAAGGAGAAGGGGATGTCCAATACGGCCATTGGTCGTCGAATGGGCATCAACGAGTCCTCCGTTCGAGCGCTTTTAGACCCCACCCTCAAAGAAAGGGCTGGGAGTACTGAAGCACTGGCCAAGGAGCTCAAGAAGCAGGTCGGTAAGGATGGTCTTCTTGACGTCGGACTCGGCGTTGAGGTCAACATGGGTGTAACAAGCACCAAGATGAAGACCGCCACAGCCATGCTCGAGGCTGAGGGTTATCACGTCCACAAGGTGAAGGTCCAGCAGCAGACGACTGGTAAGTTTACTGAAATGAAGGTCCTGGTGCCTCCGGGCATGGACTACAAGACGGTTCTGGCCAAGCGGGGCGAAATTAAGGCCCCCGGGGTCAACATTGAGGACCGGGGTCGTACCGTGTACGGTATCGAGAAGCCCACTGCAGTTTCCAGCAAGCGACTGAAGGTTCGCTATGGAAACGAGGGTGGTACCGATATGGACGGCGTCATTGAGGTTCGACGTGGAGTCAAAGACCTCTCCCTCGGTGGCTCAAACTACGCTCAGGTTCGAATCAGTGTTGACGGTACGCACTACCTCAAGGGTATGGCAATGTACTCAGATGACATTCCTAAGGGATATGATCTCCGGTTCAATACTAACAAGAACCCCACCGGGAACAAGCTGGATGCCCTCAAGAAGCAGACTGGTGACCCGTCGAACCCCTTCGGTTCCGTAATCCGCAAGCAGCTTCACTACACCGACTCTAACGGTCGGAAGAAGCTCTCTGCGATGAACATCGTCAACGATGAGGGTACTTGGGGTGACTGGTCTAAGACCTTGAGCTCCCAGTTCCTCTCGAAGCAGCCTGTGTCTCTTGCCAAGCAGCAGCTTCAAAAGGTACGAGACAAGCGCCGTGCTGAGTTCGAAGAGATCATGGCTCTCACCAATCCCTCAGTCAAGAAGAAGCTACTGCAGTCTTTCGCAGACTCAGTAGACTCTGACGCTGTGGATCTGAAGGCGGCAGCTCTTCCTCGACAGGCCAGCCAGGTGATCCTTCCCGTTCCAAAGATGAAGACCACGGAGGTTTACGCCCCCAACTTCAAGCATGGGGAGAAGGTTGTTCTTGTTCGTCACCCTCACGGTGGACGATTCGAGATTCCTGAACTGACAGTCAACAATAAAAACCCCCATGCCAGAAAAGCAATAGGGACTAAGGTTAAGGATGCAATCGGGATTCACCCCAAGGTTGCGGAAAGGCTGTCAGGTGCTGACTTCGATGGTGACTCTGTTCTATGTATTCCGAACAATAGCGGAAAGGTCAAGACCTCACCGGCTCTTAAGGGCCTGAAGGACTTCGACCCCAAGGCTATGTACCCGGCATACCCTGGAATGAAGCCCATGACTTCTAAGCAGAAGCAGATGAAGATGGGTGAGGTTTCAAACCTTATCACCGATATGACCATCGGCGGTGCCAACCAGGCTGAGATTGCCAGGGCAGTTCGACACTCCATGGTTGTGATTGATGCTGAGAAGCACAAGCTCAACTACAAGCAGTCCGAGATCGATAATGGTATTGCCGCCCTCAAGAAGAAATACCAGGGCAAGGCTAATGCCGGGGCTTCTACTCTTATCAGCCGTGCTTCTTCCGAGAAGCGTGTTGCTGAAAGAAAAGCCCGGTCCGCTTCAAAGGGCGGGCCCATTGACAAGAAGACTGGACGCAAGGTCTATGAAGAGACTGGGGCTACTTATGTAGACAAGCATGGTAAGACTGTGCTTCGTACTGAGAAGTCTACCAAGTTGGCCGAGACCCATGATGCATACTCCCTCGTTTCTAAGAACGGGAGTGCTATCGAAACGGTCTATGCCAACCACTCTAACGAACTGAAGGCTATGGCTAACGAAGCCCGTAAGGCTACGCTTGCTATCCCCTCTGTTCGAAAGAACCCCCAGGCCGCTAAGACATACGCCCCTGAAGTTAAGTCCCTCAAGGCCAAAGTAAACGAGGCCCTCCGGAATAAACCCCGTGAACGCCAGGCACAGGTCCTAGCTGACGCGGTAATCAGGGCGAAGAAGCAAGCTGATCCAACTCTTGCCACTGATAAAGAGCGTCTCCAGAAAGCCCGGCGTCAGGCTTTAGCCGAGGCCCGTTCAAGAACGGGGGCCGGTAAGAAGCCTTTCGCTATCACTCCTCGAGAGTGGCAGGCTATCCAGGAAGGTGCTGTATCACAGGCTGCACTGAACAAGGTTCTTGAACTTGCTGATGAATCAGTAGTGAGGGAACTGGCTACACCTAGGTCCCAGCCTAAGGTGTCATCCAGCATGGTGGCCAGAGCCAAGGCTATGAGTAGCAGGGGTAAGACTGCTGCTGAGATTGCTGAAGCTTTGGGAATTTCTACCACATCTGTACACCGTGCTCTAGAGGAGGGCTGACCACACCATGGTACACACCCTCTCACAGGGCCTCTCTGAGGAGGTCTACTATGGCTAGGATGCTGTCCACAGTGGACAATCCTTACGATCCAAGAACTTCATGGGACGAATGGTTTGCTTTCGACACGGCCCACGGCTACGGTACCTGTGGCCTGGTGGCTAGGCTGTGTGTGTCAAGCGATTCGTTAAGTGAAGAACTTGAAATCGAAGAAATTGAAAATGCAATTGATCGAATTCTCAAGTTTGATGTGACAAATTTCTATCAAACTTTTGAAATCGATGATTGAAAAATAAAATTTCTTCGTCGACACCGGGGGAGGGGGGTCCGCAATTTAGGCCCCCCACCCTCATCGCCGCCCCCTCCATATTTTCCCCGGAGGGATATTTGGAAAGCCAATTGGGGACTAGGTTCTAGGGCCCACAGGAAGTTTCTCGTGTGCTCCTTTCTTCCTGCTGGTCTCGCTCACAACGGGCCCTAGAATCTAGCCCCCAATTGGCCCCAAACGCCCTCTATCTAAGGAGCAACTATGGGTAAAAGGGCCGCAACCCCCTCTAAACCAGCTCGAACTGTAGAGCAACGCGAAGCGCAAATGATCAATCTCGCGCTTGAGCTCGCTGAGAAGCAACTTCGGGAGGGTACAGCACCGGCAACCACGGTGAATCACTACCTCAAGCTCGCCTCCACAAGAGAACAGCTGGAGGTAGAGAAGTTGAGGAACGAAACCGCACTCCTCGAGGCGAAGAAGACAGCGCTCGTCAGCGCTGAGCAAGCCGAGAAGATTGCCAAAGAAGCCATCGAAGCCTTCCGTACATACTCTGGAGCGGGAGATGTTACGAACGTATACTGAACTGGCGCGCCTCGAGACCTTTGAGGAGCGGTTTGACTACCTGGCTCTCACCGGGCAAGTCGGTACAGCCACGTTTGGCTTCGATCGTTACCTGAACCAGAGATTCTACACCTCGACGGAGTGGAAGAAGGTCAGGAACTTTGTTCTGGCTCGAGATGAGGCCTGTGACCTCGGGATCGAGGGCCTTGACATTAGATACATGCCGCTAATCCACCACATGAATCCGATTCAGCCCAAAGATCTCGAGAAATTCAATCCAGACATCCTCGAGCCAGAGTTTCTCATCACCACAACCAAGAATACCCACAACGCGATACACTTCGGAGACCGATCGAGGTTGACACCACGAGTTGTTGAGCGTCGACCGAATGATCAAGCTCCCTGGAGGATCTAATGGGAACGATTCTTGAAGATACTAAGAAGGCAATCGGCATTATGCCGGGATATGATGTCTTCGACGACCAGATCCTCATGCATATCAACACTGCGCGGATGGATCTCGCACAATTGGGGCCAAAATGCGATGTCCCGATTGAGAAAGATACGGCCTGGACCGTCTTCGACCAGATCGATGACGAGGCCGCAATCAAGTCTTACATCGCCATGAAGGTTAAGCTGTTCTTCGACCCACCGGGGAACTCCTTCTTGGTATCGGCATACCAGAAGCTGATCGAGGAGGCAGCATGGCGACTGATTTATCAGACCGAGGGGAAGCAGAGGTAGAAGACCTCGTCCACCACGGCGTAAAAGGCCAGCGATGGGGCGTCATTCGTAAGAAGGCGTCTGCAGGCCGCGTTGCTACGGCAAGGGCCCTCAAGAAGACTGGACGTTTTACCGTCGACGCTTCACGAAAGACGGCATCCAGCGTTCGAAAGGCTAAGCAGACTCATGATGCACGAGTTGCCGGAAAGGTCGAAGCTAAGAAGGCAGCTAAGGCCCGAAAGAAGTTCGCAAACCGCGGATACAAGAAGATCAGCGACACCGAGCTCCAGTCTCGAATTAAGCGGCTGGAGCAAGAGAAACGCTATCGGGAGCTCAAGGCCGATCGCCACCTGGTTCGAGGTCGTGAAGTCACTCGATCGATACTCGAGAACTCTCTGACCAAGGCCGGAACGTACGCAGCAACCAAGGCTATGAAGACGGCCTTCGATAAGTCGTTCGATCCCGGAAAGTCGGGGAAGTCCGCAGCCGAGACTCTCAAGAAGGCAGCGGAGAAGGCGAAGGAAGCCGCTGAGGCCGCTTCTGTCGTGGCTGAGGAGACTAAGAAGGAAGCCAAGTCTATTGGCGGTCCCGCGCTCAAGAAGGCTCCCGAACGCAAGCAGATCGAGAAGCCCAAGTCGTTCAAGCAGACTAAGCCCTCGCCCAAGAAGAAGCGGTACCCTCGTAACCCGGGGAGCACGGCTAAGTAATGCTCTCGAACACCGCAGTACCAAAATACTACGGGCAGTTTCGTGACGCAGTCATCCGAGGTGAGATTCCAGTATGTGAAGAGATCTCATGCGAGATGAACCGGATTGACGCACTGGTCGCCAATCCCGAATACTACTACGACGATCAAGCCGTAGAAGGGTTCATCGCATACTGCGAGAACGAGCTTACTCTGTCCGACGGAGCCGACCTCCATCTTCTAGACAGTTTCAAGCTCTGGGCCGAACAGCTCCTTGGCTGGTACTACTTCGAGGATCGTCAGGTCTTCGTCCCGTATGAGGACGGAGCCGGCGGTCGATACGAGACCAAAACAGTAAAGAAGCGCCTAACTATCAAGCAGTATCTGATCGTTGCTCGTGGAGCAGCGAAGTCGATGTATATGTCGCTCATCCAAAACTACTTCCTGGTGATCGACACTACTACGACGCATCAGATCGCCACGGCTCCGACCATGAAGCAGGCTGAAGAGGTGATGGGTCCATTCCGGACCGCTATCACCCGTGCAAGAGGTCCGCTGTACAAGTTCCTAACTGAGGGATCCATTCAAAATACAACCGGCGCGAGGGCTAACCGCCAGAAGCTGGTTGCTACGAAGAAAGGCGTGGAGAACTTCCTCACCGGATCCCTTCTCGAGGTCAGACCCATGTCCATCGACAAGCTGCAGGGCCTACGGCCCAAGGTTTGTACGGTGGATGAGTGGCTTTCCGGAGACATCCGTGAGGACGTCGTCGGCGCACTCGAACAGGGTGCCTCGAAGATCGATGATCCGGTCATTCTAGCCGTCTCATCTGAGGGAACCATCCGCAATGCGGTGGGTGACACCATGAAGATGGAGTTGCTCAAAATACTGAAGGGCGAATACATCGCCCCTCACATCTCAATCTTCTACTACAGACTTGATGACATCAAGGAAGTAGCAGATCCTGCTATGTGGGTTAAAGCCCAGCCGAACATCGGCATCACTGTCTCTTATGATCGGTATCAGCAGGACGTCGAGCGTATGGAACAAGCTCCTGCCGCTCGAAACGACATCCTCGCCAAGAGGTTCGGCATCCCCATGGAGGGATACACGTACTTCTTCACCTACGAGGAGACGATCCCGCATAGGAAGAATACATTCTGGAACATGCAGTGTGCTATGGGCGCAGACTTGTCCCAGGGTGATGACTTCTGTGCATTCACCTTCCTATTCCCACTCAGGAATCAGGCTTTTGGTGTAAAGACACTGGCTTACATCTCTGAGCTGACGCTCATGAAGTTGCCTGGTGCTTTGCGTCAGAAGTATGACGAGTTCATCCAAGAAGGAAGCCTCCGAGTCATGGAGGGTACCGTCCTGGACATGATGGAAGTCTATGAAGATCTAGACCAGTACATCGATGAACAAAAGTACGACGTCTCAGCATTTGGGTTCGACCCGTACAACGCCAAGGAGTTCGTAACCCGGTGGGAGCAGGAGAACGGCCCGTATGGTATTGAGAAGGTCATTCAGGGAGCCAGGACAGAATCGGTCCCACTTGGGGAACTGAAGAAGCTGGCTGCCGAGCGACTCCTCATCTTCGACCAGGAACTCATGTCTTTTACCATGGGGAACTGTGTCACCCTTGAGGATACCAACGGTAACCGAAAGCTGCTGAAGAAGCGCTCGGAAGAGAAGATCGACTCAGTGGCTGCTCTGATGGATGCCTTCGTGGCATACAAGATCAACAAGGAGGCATTCGAATGAGCAAGGAGGTGAAATGGGTTTAACCGACCGATTGAGCCACGCCTGGAATGCATTCACCAGGTCTCCGGACAAGAAGAACTTCACACCCGAGTATGGATCGTGGACGTTTGGAAATCCGAACCTGAACTACCGACCTGTTGTCGGGGATCAGACGATTGTCACTAGCATTTACAACCAGATTGCTATCGACGTATCAAATGTCCCGATCCGACACGTCAAGACTGATGAGAACGGCAACCTCAAGAGCTACTACCGTAGCTACTTAGATGACTGCCTGTCTCTGAGTGCCAACATCGATCAGACCGGACAGGGATTCTTCCAGGATCTCGTTCTGACTCTGTTCGAGGAAGGCGCTGTGGCGATCGTCCCTGTCGATACGGACGTAAGTCCTGACATGACTCAGGGATATGACGTCAAGTCGATGCGCATAGGAACGATCCTGAACTGGTATCCTCGCCACGTCCGGGTCGAGGTCTACAACGACCAGACTGGACAGCGAGAACAGCTGACTCTCGAGAAGGAGTTTGTTGCCGTTGTACAGAATCCTCTGTACAGTGTGATGAATGCTCCGAACTCGACGCTGCAGCGACTGACGCAGAAGCTCCACCTGTTGGACGCCATCGATAAGCAGTCTGGATCTGGTAAGCTGGACATCATCATTCAGCTTCCATACGTGGTCAAGACTGAGCTCAAGAAGCAGCAGGCAGAGGCACGTCGAAAGGCTATTGAGGAACAGCTCGCCGGTTCTCAGTACGGTATCGCTTACACCGATGGTGCGGAGCGAATCACCCAGCTGAACCGACCATCCGAGAATAACCTCATGAGCCAGATTCAGTGGCTCACCACCCAGCTGTACAACCAGCTCGGGATGACTGAGGATGTCTTCACCGGCAAGGCCGATGCTCGACAGATGCTGAACTACCAGAACCGAACGGTTCGTCCAGTTCTGAAAGCGATCACGGACGCCATCACCAGGACTTTCCTCACGAAGACTGCCCGCACGCAGCGACAGCGGATCATGGCGATCGAGGATCCGTTCCTCAACGTCCCGCTGGAGGAGATGTCCAAGCTGGTCGACTCCGTCAAGCGCAACGAGATTGGTACTGCCAATGAGCTTCGCCCGAAGTTCGGCTGGGCCCAGTCTGAAGACGAGACGGCAAACCAGTTGGTGAACTCCAACATCAATCCGATGGGTGAGGAGATGCCACCCGGCGAAGAGCCGGTTGACGAAACCCCAGCCGCGGATGTACCAATTTCCGAACTGATGGAGAGTAGTCAAAATGGCGGTTAAGTGCGATTTCTCTGGCTACGCCACGAAGAACGATGTTCGGTGCTCGGATAACAAGGTAATCCGACACGGGGCTTTCGCGGCGTACGATGGGAAGACTGTTCCTCTCGTTTGGCAGCACAAGCACGGTGACGTCGAGAACGTCCTGGGGCATGCCGATCTTGAGGTTCGAGATGATGGGGTTTACGCCTACGCCCATCTGAACAACACCGATCGTGGCCGGACCGCTCGAGAGATGGTCAAGAACGGCGACATCAAGGCGATGAGTATCTACGCCACCCACGTTCGAGCTAAGGGCAATGACGTTGTCCATGGTGAGCTCGTCGAGGTGAGTCTGGTGCTCCGTGGCGCCAATCCCGGCGCGCTCATTGACCAGGTCTCCATCGAGCATGGCGATAACGGCGATGAGATCGAGGCTGTCATCTACACTGATGAGCAGCTGGACTTCGTCTCTCACGGTGATGACATCGATGAGGACGAGGATGAGGACTTCGAGGCGGAGGAGACGGACGACGTCGAGCACGCTGAGGAGGAGCCGGAGGCCGATGAGGCTGAGGGCGACGAGGACGACCCCACTCTTGGGGAGATCTTCGATGGAATGACCGAGGAGCAGAAGACGGCGGTTTATGCCATCGTTGGCCAGCTCGTCGATTCCGTAGATGAAGAGGCGGAGGAGTCGGAGACCGAAGAGGTTGAGGACACCGCCCATTCCGACACAACTGAGGATACTATGGCTCACAAGAACGTGTTTGAGGGCTCCGCTACCACCGAGGAGCTCCCCGTCCTGACTCACGCCCAGGTCGAGACCATCTTCGAGGACGCTCGCTCCAGCGGCTCCCTGAAGCAGGCCATCCTGGCGCACGCTGACGCCTACGGCATCAAGCAGATCGAGACCCTCTTCCCTGAGGCTAAGGATCTGTGGAACACCCCGGAGTTCATCAAGCGTAAGACCGATTGGGTCAACGCTGTCGTGGGTGGCGCCAAGCACTCGCCCTTCTCCCGCATTCGCACCCGCTTCGCCGACATCACGGCTGACGAGGCCCGCGCCAAGGGTTACATTAAGGGCAATAAAAAGGAAGACGAGGTCTTCACGCTTCTGCAGCGTGTCACCTCGCCGACCACCATCTATAAGAAGCAGAGGTTGGATAGGGATGACATCCTGGACATCACCGACTTTGACGTGGTGTCCTGGATTCGTGGCGAGATGAAGATCATGATTGAGGAGGAGCTTGGTCGAGCCGTCCTCATCGGTGATGGTCGCCAGGCCTCCTCCAAGGATAAGATCAAGGAGGACTGCATCCGCCCGATCTACAAGGAGGACAGCCTCTACGCTCCTCGCGTCGTCCTGGCCAAGGAGACCACCACCGAGGACGTCCTGGACTCCATTGTCCGCGCTATGGACGACTACGACGGCGCTGGCAACCCGACCTGGTTCGCCGAGCCCCACATGGTCACCGAGATCCTGCTTCTCAAGGACAAGATGGGCCACCGTCTGTTCCGCAGCGTCTCCGAGCTGGCTGACTACGTCGGCGTCTCGAAGATCGTCAAGGTCCCGCTCATGAAGGGCCTGCAGCGGTCATCCGCCAAGAACGGTACTGTCGACGCCCTCGGTATCATCGTCAACATGTCCGATTACACCATTGGTGCGGACAAGGGTGGTCAGCTCTTCGCGGCTGAGGACTTTGACATCAGCTTTAACCAGTACCACTACCTCTTGGAAACTCGCCTCTCCGGTGCGCTGACTCACCCGAAGTCGGCTATCATCGTTGAGCGCAAGACCGAGGCTGGTAACGTCGTTCCGGAGCCGTGATAGATGGCCAAATTCTTCGGTGAGATAGGATTTGCTACACAGGTCCAGACCGAGCCGGGAATTTGGGAAGACAAGATCGTCGAGAAGCAGTACTATGGTGATGTGTTTCGCGAAGCACGTCGCTTTGGTGCCAGCGATGAGATTCTGGGGAGTATCAACCTCAGCAACCAGATCAGCATTATCGCTGACGGGTTTTTAACCGATAACATCCAGAATCTCAAGTACGTACGCTGGATGGGGGGACTTTGGAAGATCTCCTATGTGGAGCTGAAGTTCCCCCGTCTGGTTCTCGAGTTGACGGGGGTGTATAATGGACCGACGGCTAGCTCTCCATGAGAAGCTGGTAGAGATCCTCGGGTCGGATAAGGTCTATTACCAGCCACTCCCGTCGCTTAATCTCTCGTATCCATGCATTGTATACGAGCGGCATCCGGGTGATCCGATGTACGCGGACAACCTTAAATATATCAAAGCAAACCGGTTCCAGGTTACTCTGATTGCCCGGCATCCCGAAGACCCGACACGAACGAAGATCGAGGACCTTTTGTTCAGCCGCCATGAGTCCCGACTCGTAGCGGACAACCTCTATCACGACATCTTCGACGTCTACTATTAGGAGATAACATGGCTGCACTTGTCTGGGACAAGACTGGTGAGCGCCGTATTGAGACTGGTGTCGACCACTGTGCACTTTATGTGTACAACCCGACCACCAAGACCTACGGCACCGGCGTTGCTTGGAATGGTATCACCGCCATCTCCGAGAAGCCCGAGGGCGCTGAGGCTACTGACCTCTACGCCGACAACATTCTGTACCTCTCGATGCTCTCGGCTGAGAAGCTGAAGGCTACCATTGAGGCCTACACCTACCCCGACGAGTTCGAGGCTTGCGACGGTTCTGCCACTCTGGTTAAGGGTGTCAAGATCGGTCAGCAGGACCGACTCTCGTTCGGTCTGGTCTACCGCACCAAGATTGGTGACGACGTGGCCGGTCAGGACAAGGGCTACAAGCTCCACTTCCTATACGGCTGCAAGGCCTCCCCTTCCGAGAAGGGCTACAAGACTGTCAACGACTCTCCCGAGGCGATCTCGTTCTCGTGGGAGCTGTCGACCACTCCGGTCAACGTGTCCGGTGCGAAGCCCACTTCTCTGCTGACCATCTCGTCTCTCGACGTCGACGCTGGTAAGCTGAAGGCGCTCGAGGAGAAGCTCTTCGGTAAGGACGGCGGCGCGGCTCTCGAGCCCAAGCTCCTCCTGCCGGACGAGATCAAGGCCCACTTCGCAGGCTGATTATACCACACCGGGGGCTCAGAGACCTAGACTCCTGGGCCCTCGGTGCCTGCAATGCTTATAGTTTCTATCCCGGATCTCGACGGGTTCGACGAGGCGACTGGAACATTCGTCTCCATGCCTGGCGGAGTCCTACACCTGGAGCACAACCTGGTCGCGCTGTCAAAATGGGAGTCAATCACCCATAAGCACCTCATCGGTAATGACAAAGTCACCGCCGAAGAGATGGCGCTCTACATCAAGTGTATGATCACTGATGAGGAGTATGACCCGTCGCTCCTGGATAGGATCCCCCCATCCGAGGTTGAGCGTATCAGTGCCTACATGGCCGATACGATGACCGCAACCACCATCCGAGATACGGGTGGAGAGTCTGGATCTGGTGAGTATACATCCTCCGAACTAATCTACTACTGGATGATTGCTTGCCAGATTCCCTTCGAGTGTGAGACATGGCATATCAACCGATTACTCACACTCATTCGGGTCTATAACCAAAAGAACCAGCCCGATAAGAAGATGTCCCAGTCCGAGATTATGGAACGGAACCGGGAACTCAATAGAGCCAGGCGGGCAAAGCTTGGTTCGAAGGGATAACCAATGATCACTCATGATGAGGGGGTTGAGTACGTCTTCCCCGAAGAGGCTCTCGCCCCCCAGGTACATATCGGCACTGATCCGATGGAAGACAAGGACATTCATGTGTCCCAGACCACGGAGGTGATGAAGTGAGCGTAGCGCAGCAGGTCCTCGCTCGAGCGGCCTCGAGGATTGGTTACTATGCACCAGACGACCCTCAGCCCGGATCCGAAGCTGGCCGATACTGGGCAGCTCGAACTGGTCAGCAGTGGCTTGCTGGACCGTCCGACTCTGTTTGGTGGTGCATGCTCTTCGTCAGCATGTGTCTGGACGAGTGCGGGCAGATTGACGCTATTGGAGGTTTCTCCTTTAACACTGACTACACCGTCAACAAGGTCCGACAGCACCCCGACGCTTACTTCGTATCGGTTTATGACGCCCGACCCGGAGATGTCGTCATCTATAACTGGGACGGTGGCGGCACGGATCACGTCGGATTCGTTGAGAAGAACCTTGGCGGAGGGACTCTCCAAACCATCGAAGGTAACACTTCTTCTGGTGACTATGGTTCTCAGTCTGCTGGGAACGGTGTCTGGCGCCGCGTCCGCAATCACTCGATCGCTTACGTGATTCGGCCAGCCTACTCCGACAGCGAAGAGGCCAGCGCTCCTTCTGGACCGGCTGACATCCGTGCTCTTCAGCGAGCCGTTCGTGCTAACCCAGACAACGTGGCTGGACCTAACACTCGGTCTCGTTGCTACGCGCTGGCTGCAGCTTCCAATTGGGGTGGGAACACCTTCCCCTTCGGCGTGGCATTCACACAGTCTGTGGTCGGTACGGAGCAGGACGGAATCTGGGGTCCCGCCTCTGAGGAGGCTCACGACGACACCGTCGAGGCGGTTCAGTCCGCAGTAGGATCTGAGGTCGACGGGATATACGGTCCCGATACGAATACTCGAGTGAACGCCCTGCTCGACAGGGCCGAACAGCCGTAGGAGGCTCAAAATGGCAGCGCCATACTGTACTTTAACGGGAACAATTCCCGGAGGAGAGAATGGTCGGGCTACTGTCCGAATTATTCCTGACGTAAAGGATGCTACGGCTACCGTTGACGGGGCCTCAGTATCTATGCGCGAGCATGTGGTTCGGACAGACCAGGCTGGCGCTGTCAACATCGAAGTGCTTGCTCCAGGTGCTGGCGTTAGCCCCGCCGGTTCCTGGACGCACACCATCTTTATCGACACTCCAACGTTTGACATTGTCAAGCACGTGGCTCTTACTCAGGGTGGATCGATCGACATCATGACCGTCGACCCAACCTCTGAGATTTCCCCTCTGCCTTTCGGCGGTGGAGGTGGCGGAGGGGCTGGTTCTCCTGGCCCACAGGGCCCTCCAGGACCCAAGGGAGATGCTGGAGAACGTGGACCAGAAGGACCTAGGGGTCTTCAGGGTCCACCCGGACCCGCTGGTGGTGGAGGAACACCGGTTCCTGGACCAGAAGGCCCTAGGGGTCCCGCTGGTCCTACCGGACCCAAGGGCGACCAAGGCATCCAAGGTCCTCCTGGACCCGCCGGTCCTGCCGGAGCAAATGGGCAACCAGGACTAAAGGGTGATAATGGTGCGGTTGGTCCCGCTGGACCTCCTGGACCACAGGGCCCTCCCGGACCTGCTGGAGAGCGTGGTCCCGCCGGTCAGGATGCTGTAACCCCACAGCTCGACCAGTATCTCACCAAGGACGAAGCCGCTAAGACCTATGGCGAGAAGGCTGATGTCGAAGACGCACTCCGACAGACGAACCCCTTCAAGAACGGAGCTCGGTACTACTCTCCAGTAACCTATTACTGGCCTGACTACTACCAGGACGGAAAGCCCGGACAGTTCTCCAAGTGGGCTCAGACGCTTAAGTTTCGGGACAACCTCGGATACGTCATCCTTAACCGCAACAGCGGAGACTGGGAGGCGCAGGAGGTAGACTTCCAGAAGCAGGGTGAGCTCGCTCTCGGTGCTGGGGCTAAGAAGGTCCTGTTCTATATCAAGACTCAGTACGGAGCGGCAATTAAGCCGGATGATGAGGCTAACCGAGGAATTCCGAACGCCGCCAAGTTCACCAAGGAGTACATCCTTGAGCAGCTTAAGCGAGCGAAGCATTGGTATGGCGACCTAGTTCAGGGCGTCTTCCTCGACGAGGTCATCAATGGCTGGGATGCCCGTAAGGATCGGATTCCGTGGTATAAGGATCTGATTGACACCATCCGCCGCGATAACGGACTGGACTTCGTGATCGCCATCAACACCGGATCTAACATCTCTCAGGAGGTGTGTGACCTGGACTTCGACGTGTGTATGATGTTCGAGGGCACCGCAGCTAAGTTCCTCGAGGAGAATCCGACCTCGCCTATCCTTCCGGACCACATGAAGGCTTATCCGTCCACTCGATGGTGGGCAGTGGTGCACTCCGTCACATCAGAGAACTACCAGAAGGTCTTCGACAAGGCCGACAACCTCGCTATTAGTCACCTATACATCACTGACGGCTTCCTCGTCGAAGATCCTCAAAATGGTGGTCAATGGCACCCGATTGGCAACCCTTACGAGAACCCCCCGGGCGCCGAGATCCGAGAGCTGATTATTCCGTGGATCAAGGGATACCTGAAGCTTAAGCTGAAGGTTGATAACCTCAAGATCCCCGAGGTTCCGAAGATGATTGTCCTGGGTCCGGATGATCCTGTTCCGGCTGGAACTCAGTCGGGGACGGTGATCGTTAGGCGGGCTAAGTAATGGCTAGTGTATTTCCTATCATCGGTTCTTGGTGGGTGGGAAAGGGATACCGAGTCGGAGATGGTAAATACATCGAGCTTGGATCCAGTTCTACTCCGTGGGAGACCTCGGCCTCTTCGGTCGGGAAACGTAAGTGGACTGCTGAGATCATCTATACCTCTGGTGATGATAACCAGCTGGCTATGCGGGCTAACTGGTTCACTGCCGACAAGGGCAAGACGAACAAGCAGGATTTCATTGTAACGTGGAATCTTCCAGCTGGTGTAAGCCGGGCCATGAAGTTCGAATTCGAGCTTCCTGGGAACTACCCGATGTGGACTCCCTCGGTAGCAGTTCCGAACACTGGTCACGACATCAGCATCGCTAAGCTCGATCTGTACGAGACACCCGAACCGGGATTGAAAGTTAATCTTTCTGGCGGACGTGGATCAGAAGGCGAAGGCTTTGGTACTTATTATCTGTTAGGAGATAAGGCCAAAGTCGGGGACCTACTGGTTGTATTCTATGCTTCGCAGTATGGGAATACCAAAGCTAGACCGCCTGCTGGTTGGGATTTCAGATATACTAAAGATGCAGGTGGTAGATCTGGGTATATTGCTGTAAAACGATGCACCGCTGAGGACCTGGATAAGAATATTAAATTCAACAGCGACTCCCCAACCGAGGCTAGAGAAAATTTTATTCTCTACTCTATTGGGGGTGTGTCTAACTACACGATACACCAATGGCAACCGAACATCCCGATATTAGATACCACTAAGAAGAATCTGGTAGCGGTTCAGTATCACGTATACTCGTCTCTAAAAGAACCAGTATGGTACTCGCCTGAGGCAACGAATGTTACCACTGGAGGTAAGCGATTAACCAGTGGTTCATGGTCAATGACCATTGGTGCTATATCCAATTCGGTCAAGGAGACTTTCGGAGCAAGGGCTTATGCATGGGTTGAGCTCGAGGAGAGCAACCCAGAACATCCAAAACCACGAGTCCCAGGCGTCGAGATTGTCGACTCTGGATCATCCAATCCGGTATTTGTATATCAAAACGGGGAAGAGCGGCCAGCCATCATGAGGGCCGTTCCTCGTGGTTATAGCGATATACATACAATGATGGATACTCGTGGCTTCCTCATCGCCCACCGGGGAGGGTCTGTCAGCTGGCCTGAGGCATCTATGCGTGCATATACCAATTCGGTTATGTTCGGAGCAGGGGCTCTGGAGGTCTCATGTCAGAAGACGAAGGACGGTGTGTGGTTCCTGAACCACGACAGAACCCTTCAGCGTGTCGACAAGACTGCTCCGAGTACTCCCGTCACTGAAATGACATGGGCGGAGATCCAGAAGTACACCACCATCGGCGAACCCTTCATGACTGTCGAGGAGTACTTTGCTGCTTACGGGTCTAGCCACATCACGGTGCTCGACCCCAAGTATTCGGCCGCTGAGTGGCAGGAACTCAAGAAATTCTTCCCATCAGATGCCCACGGCCGAATCATCTGGAAGTTCTCCATTGACGCGGGATGGCTTGCTGGTCAGTGGAAGGCCGACGGATGGAAGTGCTGGGGATACTCGTATCCCGATCAGGTAACTGACGGCCGGATCAACGAGTGGCACAAGCCTTGGGACTATGTTGGCATGTCTTGGGAGGCGAGTGACGAGGTCTGGCGACGGACCCTCGCGCTCGGCAAGCCGGTATGGGCCCACATCTGTCCTACTCGAGAGGCATACGACCAGGGCCTAGCTAAGGGCGCTATCGGATGCATGGTTTCCGGAGTGGCCAACATTTACTCCGAATCTCTAGTCTAGGAGAAATCATGATTACGATCGAGAGCCAGGGAGACTGGAAACTCACCAGGAATTGGTTTGACAAGATGACGAAGTTGGACCTGGCTCTGATCATGAATCAGTTCGGCAAGGAGGGGGTTACTGCATTAAAGTCAGCGACCCCCTCCAGGTCGGGTGAGACAGCCGCCAGTTGGAACTACGAAGTCACGAGAACTGGTAACAGCTGGAAGATCACCTGGACAAACTCACATGTTAACAACGGCGTAAACATCGCCGTCATCTTGCAATATGGTCACGGTACTCGCAATGGTGGGTATGTCGTTGGCCGAGACTACATCAATCCCGCCATCAGGCCGGTGTTCGACAAGATTACGAAGAAGGCCTGGAAGGAGGTCACTAAGTAGTGGCAACTATTGACGAGCGGGTAGTCTCGCTCAAGATGAACAACAAGCAGTTCCTTTCTGCTATGAAGGAATCCGCGTCCAGTATGGACAAGCTCAGGGAATCCCTCAAGATGCAGGGGGCTGCAGATGGTCTTGCGCGAGTAGGCGAGATTGCTAAGAACACCACTCTTGGTGACCTAGCGAACAAGGCGCTCGAAATCGGTAAGAACATGACCGTCATGCAGGGCTTAGCTGTTACTGCATTCGGCGGAATTGGGGTTGCTGCGCTTAATGCGGGTCGGTCGATCATTAGTGGGTTCGTCCAAACCATTAAAGATGGCTTTAATGAGTACGAGCTCAAAATGAGATCGATTCAGACCATTATGGCTAACACCGCTGAGAAGGGAACCTCCCTTGCCGAGGTTAAGACCTCCCTTGCCGAGCTGAATACCTATGCCGACAAGACCGTCTATAGCTTCAGCGACATGACGAACGCCATCGGTCTGTTCACTGCCGCCGGTGTTGATCTGAACACCTCGGTGGCATCGATTAAGGGTCTATCTAACCTCGCTGCCGCTTCGGGTTCAACGGCCCAGCAGGCGTCGACAGCATACACGCAGCTTTCTCAGGCCATCTCGGCAGGCGTGGTTCACCTTCAGGACTGGAACTCGCTTGTTAACGCTGGTATGGGTGGTGAGTCGTTCCGAAACGCCCTGATCGAGACCGCTCGAATGATGGGTACCGGAGTCGACGAGGCTATTGCTAAGAAGGGTAGCTTCCGAGAGTCTCTCCAGGAAGACTGGTTGACCGCTCAGGTTATGACCCAGACCTTGACCGCACTCACGAACGACCTGTCTGAGGCTCAGTTGGTTGAGATGGGCTACTCGGAAGAGCAGGCCCACAAGATGAAGCAGTTCGCTCAGGGTGCATTCGACGCGGCCACTAAGGTTCGAACATTCAGCCAGCTGATCGACACCACCAAGGAAGCTATCGGTTCTGGATGGGCCGAGACCTTCGAGATTCTGTTTGGTGACTTCGAAGAGGCCACTGACCTATTCACAGCTATCAGTGACTGGCTTGGCTCGTTAATCAAGGATAGCGCTGACGCTCGAAATGGGTTCCTTCAGATGTGGAAGGATCTTGGTGGTCGATCTGCACTAGTTCAAGGTCTGGCTAACATCTTCCAGGCCATCATCAAGGTTCTTGGGCAGATTGGAACCGCCTTCCGTAGGGTATTCATGAATGCCTCTGCTGAGGGTCTGGTTCGAATTACGAAAGCCTTTGCTGACTTCACATCAAAGCTTATCATCACTAATAACTTTGCTGATAAGCTAGAATGGACCTTTACTGGACTGTTCTCGGTATTCCACATCTTCGCCACCATCATTGGCGAGGTTGCCCAGGTAATCTTCACGGTTGCCTCACACATCATTAGCGCGCTGTTCCCGGCATTCACTGGTATTAACTCTGGTGTATTCCAGATCACTAAGGTACTTGGTAAGGCGATCTACTGGTTTGACCAGTGGTTCACTAAGCTGGATATTGGTGGGAAGTTACTAAAGCTACTTCTACCACCGATTGATCTGGTCGGCAAGGCTATCAAGTGGGTTGTTGACGGAATTCACAACTTCATCATCTGGTTGGACTTCGGATCTAAGGTTACTAACCTTGGGAATAGTCTTAAGGGTCTCGCGTCTAAGTTCGGACTCATCAAAGACGCGCTAAAGAACTCGGTCATTGGTCGAGAATTCACAGCAGCAATGGACTCGATCAAGAGTGGAATCGACACCGCCAAGACTAAGCTCCATGAATTTGGTCAGAGCGTCGGCGATAAGCTCAAGGCCAAGCTTCTCTCAGGAAAGTCGGCCCTCTCTGACTACTTCAAGGGCTTCGACTTCAATGGGATGACCTCGTCAGAGGCGATCATTGCTTCTCTCGGGCAGAAGTTCGACGAACTCGGCAACAAACTCAAGATTTCCGAGAAAGTTCAGTGGCTGAAGGAAAAGCTCATTGAACTCAAGGACGCGATTGTCGAAGCATGGAACGTCGTTCAAAATAGCAGTGTTTGGGACCACCTTGGTAAGTCTTTCTCCGATATTGGCGGAAAGATCAAGGAGGTTGCGCTCGCTTTCCAGGAGTGGGTCAATGGTCACTCCGCGGTAAAGGAGAAGGCTAAAGAGGCGGCTAGTGCGGTCTCAGGTGTAGGCTCAGCAGCTGCTCAGGCGGCCAAGGAAACCGGTCAGGCGGCCAAGGAGAACTTCCTCAAGAAGTGGTTCGAGGACATCAAGCAGGTCGCTCGAGCGGTTCACCTTCCTGAATTGTTCGATACGATAAAGCAGAAGTTCCAGGAGTTCAAGGACTTCGTTACTGAGACGTTCGCTCCTAAGGTCAAGGATGCAGTCAAGAATGCGTTCGGTGCTGTTGGCGAAGCCCTCGGTAACGCAAACGACAACCTCAAGTCTTACGACATGGGAAAGATCCTCCTTGGCGCAATTGGTGGTGGAGTCCTCATCGCATTCACTCGATGGATCAACTCCTTCAAGAAAAACTTCGACAAGATCGGAAATGTTGCCGATAAGCTTGGTGATGTATTCGATAAGCTCGGGGGAGTTCTTGAGGCGTTCGAGCAGAAGGTGAAGGCTAAGGCTCTTCTTACGATCGCTATCGCCCTAGGCGTTCTGGCTGGTGCCCTGATTCTGATGTCTCTGGTTCCAGCACCAAAGCTTCTTGTCACTCTCGCAGTCCTGAAGTTCCTCTTCAAGATGATGGACGATATGCTTGAGTCGATGACTAAGATGGTCGCATTCAAGAACGACTCCGTACGTATTGTAGGGATGCTCATCGCTCTTGGTGCGGCTATGGTCCTCATGGCTACAGCAGTTCGAATCCTTGCTGGTATGGACCTTAAGGGTGCCGTCATTGGTATGGCAGCCATGAAGGTCCTTATGATGACTATGCAAGAATTCATGACCAAGATGGCTGAGACCAAGGGTGTCGAGAAGGGCGCTGGGATCCTTCTGGCCCTTGCTGCGTCCTGCGTTATTCTGTCTCTGGCAGTATACACACTAGGATCCATGAATACCGGGAAGGCTGTCCAGGGTGTTGTTACTCTGGCAGCTGTTGTAGCAATTCTTGCCGGATTCATGATGCTCGTCAGCAAGGACCCGTACATGGGTAAGGGTGCACTCCTGCTCTTGTCGCTTGCTGTATCGTGTAACATCCTAGTATCCGCGATCTGGATGCTTGGTACTATGAATACTGGTAAGCTACTCCAGGGAGTCATTGCTCTTGGCGTGATTATTGCTGCACTCTCAGCAGCTTTGGTTGTCGCCGGGCATTCGAACGCCCGAGGCGCAGCATCTATGTTCGCTATGGCCGCTGCGGTTACTGCTCTTGTTGGCGCAGTCTACCTTCTTGGTAGTATGAGTATCGGAACTCTGGCTAAGGGGCTCATTAGCCTTGCTATCGGGCTCGGTATTCTGGCAGCGTCTATGGCTGCAGCCAGCGCATTTCAAAATGGTGCCGTTGCGCTCGGTATTGCATCAGTATCGTTTATTCTGTTGGCAGGAGCCCTCAAGCAGTTATCAACAATCACCTGGGCCGAGCTCGCTATCGGCCTTGTGGCACTTGCTGGTGGGTTCGCGGTTCTGCTTATCGCGTCTGCTGTGGCTCAGACAGTCGCTGTCGGTCTGGTTCTCCTTACCGCAGCTCTGTTGGCTATTGGTCTGGCCCTACTCCCGATCTCGATCGGTATGGCCGCCTTCGCAGCGGTCCTGGGTATCTGTGCCACAACTGGTGCTGCAGCATTCCTGGTCCTTACCGAGGGTCTGAAGCAGCTAGGAGCAATCCTCCCACAGCTGGCGATCGATTTGGCTAATGCTATAGCCAACTTCATCATCACACTGGGAGCGAAGGCTCCGGAGCTTGCTGTAGCCATGGCCCAGCTTCTTGGTGCGATTATTTACGCCATTAATGCTAACATCCCAGGTATTGTGGCAACTCTGTTCATCCTGATCCAGGCGATGCTCACCGAATTGGCTAACCACGCTTACGAGTTCGGCGCTAAGGGTGCTGAGATTCTGGCAAACTTCCTGAACGGTATTGCTGACAACATCGGTAAGGTGATTGATGCTGCTACAAACGTCATCATCAACTTCCTTGACGGGATTGCTAGGAATGGTCCGAAGATTATCGATAAGGGTCTCTGGACTGTCCTCCAGCTCCTGCGAGGCGTCCGAGATGCGATCACCAAGTATTCGGCCCAATTCCGTCAGGTCGGTCTCGAGATCGGTTGGGCCATCATCGATGGTGTGACTGGTGGTCTTGCCGGTAAGGCTTGGAAGATCGGTTCTCAGCTTGTTCAGGGTGCCAAGAATGGTATCTCGAAGCTGAAGAACGCGCTCGGTATTCACTCACCTTCTCGAGTTATGAAGGAGATCGGTGGGTACATGGGCGAGGGACTCGCTATCGGTATCCGTGACGAGCATCAGAACATCGCTGAGGCCAGCACTGGTCTCGGTAAGGCCGCCTACAATGCCTTGGACAAAGCCCTTGATGGAGTCAACGACCTCATCGAGGAAGACCCGTCCTTCCAGCCTGAGATCAAGCCCATCCTCGATCTTGAAGAGCTTAAGAAGCAGGCTGGAGGTATCGGAGGACTTATTCCCGCCGTCGGAGTCACCGCGAGCATCGCTAATAGCGCTCGACCGGCTGCTCCGATCACAGTTGACACTTCTGACACGAAGAGTCAAAATGGTGTTACAAACATCACGTTCAACCAGACCAACAACTCGCCAGAGGCATTGGATGCGGCAACTATCTACCGCAATACCAACACTCAGCTGGCAATGGCAAAGGACAAGTTGACACTATGATCTCAGAGATCTCGTCCACGACTAAGTCGGGGGAACGACTTACTATCGACATCCGTGACCCCTACACGTCGGGGATCGCGATCAAGGAGATTACTGGTCTGGGACCCGTCAAGGCCGATCTCAGCATGGATCGATACGCCTTGATCGATGGTGCTTTCCTCAAGGGGGTCAGGGTTGGTACACGCAACGTTGTGCTGACTCTGATCCCCTGGGGGGAGGATATCCAGCAGCTCCGGAGGAAGCTCTACAAGTACTTCGGAGTATCAGAGACCATCTCCCTCGAGGTGATCACCGACTGGGTCAGCGCTAAGTCTGACTTCATCGTGGAATCTGTCGAGCCGAATATCTTCGCAGAGCGACAGGAAGTACAGGTATCCTTGATTGGGCTTGACCCGTATTGGAAGGCCTCTTCTGCTCAGATCCAGAAGGTCGTCGGCTTCAACGACACAGTTCCACAATTCGAGTTCCCATTCTTCTCCGAAGGCAACCACAAGCTTATCTTCGGCGACATGACTAACTCCACGGGTAAGGACATCCGATACCACGGAGATGCCCCCGCGGGTGTTACTATTACATTCACTTTCTTCGGAACAGTTGGGAACCTCATTATCTCTAACACCACCTTCGATGAGACCATGTCTATCTCGAGGGCGGGTCAGTTCTACGCTGGCGAGAAGCTGGTGGTGGATACCCGTCCTGGGAAGAAGTCTATCGTCCACTACGCAGGAGGTAAGTCTTCGTTCATCACTGGCGTTCTGGCTCCGGGGAGTGAATGGATCAAGATGCACCCTGGCATCAATACTCTGTCATTGCAGTACTCTGGCGGTAGTGAGGACCTTGGTGTATCCATCGAGTACGAAAGCCTTTATCGAGGAATCTAATGCACTTATTCTACACGAAAAAAGATAACTTCGATGATAAGCGCGAGATTCCAAGCACGTTCATCTCGCTGAACTGGACTGAGCGCGCTTACGAGTACGGGCAGTTCGAGCTACAGGTATATTCTACCTCCTCGTACCCTGAGTACGGACTTGGTAACTTCCTCACAAGGGATGATACCGAATACGTCATGGTTATCGAGACTGTAGACATCAAGCAGATCGATAACCGGGTATATCTCCACAAGTACACTGGACGATCGCTTGAGAGTCTGTACGAGTGGCGAGTTCAGCTTCACCGTAGCTGGGTCGTTCCTGATGCTCAGGGTCGATTCGACGCCCAGGGTTTCGCTGAGAGAATCGCACACCGGCACTTCGGTGACAATGCTGAGCCGAACCGTAAGCTCCCTAACTTCCATTTCCATCGGAATGATCAGGTCACTCAGTTGGCGTATGTCAACGACACTGGTAACAAGCTTCAGGACGGAAAGTGGATCATCTATGACCGTAACCCTGCGGTCGAGATGTTCCGGAATGTGATCTCAGCCTGCAAGCCAAATGGCTACTCAATGTTCTATCGGGTTAAGCTCGAGAAGGGCGGGTATCACACATATCTTAATACCCCGCACCTCGTTGAGACGATCACCCTGTCTGAGGCGAACGACAACTTCAGCGACTTCGAGTCAGTCCAGAGTATTGTAGACGTCAAGAGCACGATCTACGAGATCTGGGATAGTGGTGATGTGGATCTTCAGTGGGTTGCAGATGGCTCGACCCACACTCGAGAGCACACCATTCGATCCGAGAACCCTGTCGACCGACGTGAGGTCTTGTGGGACAACACCCAGGTTCACAAGCCTTACAAGGTGGAGGACTGGAACAAGCTGACTGATCTACAGAAGCAGCATATTCGATCTCTGAGCGAGATTTGGTACCCCTTCTGGGTTCTTGACGCCATGTTCCCGAAGTACTCACCGGTGGAGATGGTCTCGGGTAAGATCGATAGCTTCTCAAATGTCCAGTTCCGAACCGGGTTCGATGTCGGGGATATTTTCTACTATGTCCCCACCGGGCGTAACTCAAGGCCTATTGAGGCCCAGCTTACTGAGATGACAGAGTCTTGGTCTGCTGACGGCTTCTCTCAGGTCCCTACCATATCCATGACCTCTCGAGGCAAGTGGAATGGTGACAGCTTCCGTATCGACTTCGCTCGTAAGGGTCCGGGCGAGATTATCGAGCCTCGAGAAAGGGGTTAACCTATGCCCATTAATAGTGGCTTCTACAACTCGGTGAACGGCGACCGGGTATACGACGCAGACCAGTTCGGGTCCCTGTTTGACGGTATCATCTCTGACGGAGTTTTCCCGAATGTTGGGGACAAGTTCTTTGTTCGACCTGTTGCGAACAGCATGAACATCTTCGTCGGATCCGGCAAGGCTTGGTTGAACCGTCGCTGGGTAGAGAACACAGGTGACGAGACACTTGCTGTTCAGGCAGCGAATGCTACTCTGGACCGTATCGACTCGGTTGTTCTATCGGTCGATATTTCCAAGGCGGTTCGAGGCGCCAAGCTTGAGATCATCAAGGGTACCGCCTCAGCTACTCCAAACCCCCCGCTCATCCCGAGCGGGGGGGAGAAGAAGTATATGATCCTCGCGAACATTCGAGTCGTGAAGAACGCCAGAGCCATCGGTGCAGAGTCGATCACGAACTTCGTGGGATCCAGTCTTACTCCGTATGTGAGTGGACCGGTAAGCACGATCAACCTTAACTCCCTCCAGGCCAAGCTCCAGGGGGAGTTCGACAACTGGTTCCAGACCGTTCGAGACGCTCTACAGAACGCTGGTGGTAACACCTCGACGGATGTCGCTAACCTCAAGGCTAGCGATAACGCCCAGAACACCAAGATCTCACAGCTCGAGACTCGGGCAGGACAGATCGAGTCCAGTGTCACTAATGTCTCGTCCAAGTTGGAGACGTCGTCGACGTTCTACAACATGGTCAACATTAGCCACTTCGGTATGCACAACTCGGTTTACCGTGGTGCTTCGCTCGGTACGAATGTCTCGAACTACATGGCAAGCATTCGGAACGGTACGTTCAGCGGAATGTACCTTGGGGACTACTGGACCTATGCGGGTGTCAACTGGCGTATTGCTGCATTCAACTATTTTATGGGTGTTGGTGGTACACCCATTACGCAGCACCATGTGGTGGTTGTCCCTGATAAGGCACTCTACAGCGCACCACTTCACGAGACGAACCCATTTACCGGATCCTACCTGGATCACACCATCAACAAGTCTGGTCTGGACCAGGCAGTGCGTATGGCACAGTCGGCATTTGGTGCGAACAACCTCATGAAGGGCTGGACTCGAGTCTCGCAGGGTATCAATACTAACGGAACGGTTATTTCGTACACCTGGTACAGCTCGTACGCTATGCTCCTGGACGAGACCATGGTGTTCGGCCGTCGACTGATGGGTGCTGGTCCCGAGGGTAACGCTCTCAACCTTGGCCAGCTCTCGGCATTCGAGAAGAATCACACCATGATCTTCCCGGGTTATGAGTACTGGCTTCGTGATCGTTCCCACCAGAGTACCGCCGTATATCTCAAGAACAACGGCGAGGTCTCGACCGCCCCTATTCAGTATGGATTAGGTATTCGCCCATATTTCTTGATCGGTTAACATGACGCACTTCGGTTTCAGTCCATTCTTAGACCTTCTCGTAGCCGTATTCCTGGGCGTCTTCGGATCCTCAGGATTCTGGGTATATATCCAGAAAAGGAACGAGAACAAGTCAGCAAACACCCGTCTGCTCCTGGGGATGGCACACGACCGTATCGTCTATGTCGGAAAGACCTATATCCACCGAGGGTTCCTTACCCTTGACGAGTACGAGGACTTCATGAAATACCTAGTTGATCCCTACTTGGAATTCGGTGGCAACGGTCTTGCCGAGAGAATTGTCGACGAAGTTAAACGGCTCCCCGTGGTCCCTACCCCAAGACCTCCCGCTAGGAGGAAGAAAGAAAATGGCTAAGCATCTCAAGCAAGGAGAATCGATGCACAACAAGACGTATGACATCCTGAAGTGGGTTGCGCTGGTCTGCCTCCCCGCTACCAGTGCTCTCTACGTCACCCTCGCCGCGCTCTGGCACCTTCCGGCCCCGACCGAGGT